CATCCATATGTAGGACATTCTTCATCACCCATTCTCTGGAGAAGTATGAACCAACATATTGCTGAATCTCATCCATAAGCTGGAGACGACCCATTAGAAGTTCGTTATCTTTTAGCTCTGTGAAGTGGTTGTCACGAGCATAGTCAACAATGATATCATTCTTCCACTCATTCCAATCTTCTTCAGTAATAACCTGCTTGAGAATTAACTGCTTCTTGAGAATGTTGTAGAATAGGTGGTTAAACTTGGAACGAAGTCTATCAATAAACTTCTGGAATGATAATTCATCTCTTGAGATTTCTGTAGAACGTCCAAGAGAGAACTGTGCTTCCTGTTCTAATCTGTTGATAGGAACGTTGAGAGATCTATAAAGTCTCTTCTGGAAGTAAATAATGTCTTCAATCTGACCTAGATTATCACCACCAGGAAGTGTTTCAATTTGAGTCCCGCGGCCGCCTTCACGACGAGGTAGCCAGAAGTCTTCAAGCATCGACATGTGCTTGCGATCGTCTCTGATAGCACCAGTCTGAGCATCGTAAACTAGTTTGTTACGATACTTTGACATAATCCCTTTCATATATTCTTCAGCTTTACCTTTAGGAAGGTTACCAACATCGATATAGAATATACGGCGTTCAGGAGCACGAGCTAGACGATAGATGACCAATGAGTCTTCCATCATGCGAAGCTGGTTGATAGGCTTTAGAGCTTTTTGTAGGTACGATACAACCTTCTGGCGATTCTCATCGAGTAGGCCAGATGTAACATAGCTAACGGAGTCAGCACTGAGCTTAACACCAGTGTTTGTTTGACCAGGCTTGTCTTGATAGATGTAGAACTCATCCACTTTTTCAATAATAGATGCACCAGTCTGCTGATCTTTTTTCTTTTGGATCTGCTTTACCTTGCGAACCTTAGCAGCATCGATAGGACGAATCTCTTGGATACCAGCTTTGAGGTTCTTCTCATCAACTACAAGGTGGTGATACATTCTTCCATCAATGTACCAACGTTTGAACATATCATGACCCATTTCCTGGAATGACATCATAGAAACAATGTTATCGAATTCCTCAGTCATAGCCTTTTTGATATTGTCAGGAGCTTCTACCTTATCAAGAATAAGTCTAACAGACTGTTCATTCTCGTTAGATACAATTGCTTCATTGACAATGTTTTCAACTGCTGCATCAACTTCTGGATGGGTTGATACTGCTCTGTATTGTTTAATTAACTGATGATCATCTTTAACGTTAGTATCACCATTAATATCAACATATGTCCCGTAGTGAGCAGCAGAAGCTGTCACATATCCAGCACCATCTTCATCGACGGGTGGAACAATTGATGGTAGTAATGGTTTCTCAGTACGCGTAGCACGCTTAATCTGAAAACCAAAAATATTTAAACCTTCATCAGCCATATTAATTCCTAACTAGTGGGGGAAGGGCCGAAGCCCTTCCCTAGTATTTAGATTAGCTAGTTGTATCGGATGTCCAGTACTGATACTGGAATTCAACTGTAAATCTTTCAATTTCATTTTCTGTTGCGTATGAAAGATCGATCGGGGACACTGCTGTTGGGAATGCACCCTTGAAGATATACTTCTTTAACACGCCACCATTTTTATCGATCTGCTCAACGGTGAGGTCAGCTTGGTAAGATGTTGGGTTGACAAGACCAGTATTAAGCTGGTGATTGTTCATACCGTTCATCCAACGTTCCATTGAATTGCGAATCTTGAAGTCTGTATCGTTAATGATAGTAACTGTCCAAGGTTCGAATGTGCGGTCGCCAACTATTTTTAGACGGCGGCCGCGGAACGGAACCTCAATTGTGCCAAGCGCTGAGCCTGGCAATTGAGCAGCTTCGCAGAGGAAGGATGTCAATTCGACATCCCCGCCTGCGTATGCTGGGAAGTTAATGATCGCCTTGAACAAGTTTGCTCTAGCGCCACCACCTCTTAGTTTTGACTTGAAGTCATCAACTCCTAGAATAGCCATTATGTTTCTCCTTTAGCGCTATTAAACTGTGCCAACGACTTCTTCAAAGTCAACACCTGTTCTTACAGCTACGAAGTTTAGAGTTACGTAGTTGATTGAACGAGCAGGCTTGATGAAGATGTTAGCGATGAACTCATTACGATCAATTACTGCTGGAGTGTTGTTTGTTTCGTCACATACAACACGGAAGTCTGTGATACCACGACGACCCTGGATTTCACGTAGGAATGGTTCAACAATGTTGACAAATTCTGCGCGAGTAAATTCATCGTTGAATTCAAACAGAACGTTTCTAGCCGCAAGAGCAATTGCACGCTCGACAGTTAAGAACAATCTACGTACGTTGATTCTATCGAAAGCTGATGGTCTTAGAAGGCCAGTCTTATCACCGAATAGAAGCACACCTTGACCAGGAATGTTTGCAATTGGATTAACAGATGCTTTATATAGAGTGTCTCTCTGTGACTTTGATGGTGTATAAGCTAGGCTTGTGATACCTAGATAAGCTCCTCTACGAGAACCAGCAGGTGAGAACCAAGGTGCAGCGTTCAAGTCAGTAGCTGCCATCAAACCTGCAGTTGAAGATGCTGCTGGTATAAAGCGATACTTATCGTTATATTTGTCGTAAATTTTTAAGTAGTTGTTATCAGCAAACAAATACGAGCTATTTGTAAATGCAAACATTGTTGTTAAAGTATCATCAACAATATCAGAAGCCGCATTATTAACAACTGCTGCACGGTTTGGAGAAGCAACTACTACACAATCTTTACGAGCCGTTGCAATACTGACAAGGTCATTCACAACAGTAACGTGATCGTTTTGTGAGCTGAGTCCTGGTGCAATTAGGAAGTCAACGGTGATTGTGTCTTTATCTTCAAACTGATCGTTACCAATTAGATAATCTCCAGTTGTAAGAACACCACCATTAGCACCACTATCCATAGAGAATGTTACAACAGCATCAGTGCTTGAATCATACCAATTGTCGTTTAAGGCTAGCTCAGTTCCTGCATCCGGTGCAAAGATTCCAGATGTTCCAAAACCAGCCAACTTAATGTATTCTGATCTATTGTTGACTACATCCTTGATGTAGTTTGTTGTTCCATCGTCTAGTTTAGCATTAGATGCTAGTGACATGTATGGGAATGTTTCTAGAACAGTTCCGCGTGTTCCCGAGATTGCACCATCTTCATCAACAACCACAAGGTGCACTTCATCATTTAATGCGTTCAATGATGCAGCAAAATCTGATGTGTTAGGTGAACCGTCAAAGTATGATTTGTAAGTCCAGTTTTGAAAAGCTGAATCTGTTACGTGAGGCGGGCAGATTGAAATCTTTAAGCTGTTGCCTAGTATACCAGGGTACTTAGCAATAAATACTTGATCGTCACTATCCAAAGATGCTGCTTGAAGATCAAAATCTTCTGAGTTCTTTACAAGCGGAGCATCAGCCGATGGCTTGAATGGGTAACGAGCATTAACAGCCCCACCAGAGTCCTGAGATGCATCATCTACGACGCGGACAACCTGTAGGCTGTTAGAATATCTTAGAAAGTATGCTGCTGACAAAAAGTCAACTGCGTTTGAATCTGATGGAGTACCAAATGTTGCAGCAAGGGTGCCTTCGTTATCGACCAATGTTGCTTTTTCTACGGGACCCCAACGAAAGTTACCAACAATAGCGCCAGTGGTTGATTGAACGTTAGGTACAACACCTGTTAGATCAATTTCTTTGACAACAATTGCTGGAGACTCGGAAGGAGAAAATAATGCCATGACTGTTTCCTTTACCAGTGTTCCAATTATAAGTTAACCATAATACGGTATATTCAATTGACTTTATTTATAAGATTAGTAATTTAGTAAATCATTACGCCAATCTTTGTCAACCGACCACACACTCTTAGGATCAACAATGGGTTCTGGATCATTATCTAATCCGTCTTCAATAAAGCCAAACGGAACAATATCGTCTTCAATCTCTTTCATACGGTTCTCAAACATCACCTGTTTGAGATTGATATCTGTCAGCGTTGCAAAAGATGTCTGAACAGCATAGTATCCAAACATTACAAGGTTCATCATTAAGTCGTCGTGGTTACCTTCTGATGCTTCAAAGCTCTGTCCGTGAGCAATAAACGTAGACATCTCAAGAATTGTTTGAGCGTCCTGCACATGCAGCTTCTTGTTTTCAACAATGTCCTTGATTGCTGAACAACCAATACGCTTGACCTTCTTATTCATCTCAACACCAAGTCTCGACTTTACAGCGGACTCCATGTGAACGTTTTCATACTCAAGATCATTATAGAGACCGTTTAACACCAGGCCACCCTGATCGTTAGCTTCAACAACTACGTATGCTTCATTGTAAACTTTAGCATACTTGAAGATGATGTCTGGGAACAGTAGCGGTGAGATGCGATTGTTTCGATACACAGCAACTTGTTTAAACGGTCGTGTGCTGATATCAATCATGTTGAATGTAGAATAGTCTTGGTCTCGACCTTTACTAACGTCTACTGTCATTATATAGTTGTGGTTTTTCTCAGTCTCTTCATAGATAAGAAGAGTGCCACCTTCTAGTACGCGCTTTGGATTGTTAGCTCTTTGCTCAAGTAATGACCATGCAGCAATAAGGGTATCGCCGGTTCCAAAGAATGTGTTACCAAATTCTTGGTCAAACTGTAGCTGAGAAGTGTTACCAATTGTCTCTTCTTTCCACTTCTCATCACGACCAGGAACGTCCCACCAATCAACACGGAATGGTTTAAACTGATTAGTTCCTTGAATAGCACCCTCCCAGATCTTGTGGAACATATTACCAATACCATTAGCAGTAGAGGTAATGATAACTTTGGTGTCCTTACCAGAAGAAATAACGGGGTAGGTTGATGTATAGAATTCTGCTGCACGTTCAACGAATGCAAATTCGTCAAGGTAAAGCAGGTTAACAGACATACCACGAATGGATGAGCCAGAAGTAGCTGCAGCAATGATGCGGCTGTTGTTAGAGAATTCAATCGAACCCTTGTTAAGAGCTTTACATCCAGGCTGTAGGAAGAACGGAAGGTTCTCAAGCATCAGTGTAACACGGGCAAGCATTTCGCGAGCAGTTGCACCTTTGTTAGCTAGAACAGCAATTGTCTTATCAGGATGAAAGATTGCAAACCAAAGAAGATACGCAACAGATGAAATAGACTTACCAGACTGACGACAAGCTAGAACGATGTTGAAGCGGTTCTGGTTAAAGTGTGCAAACATCTTTTCCTGATAAGGATACAGGTCAAACGGTACTAAACCTCTATCGAGAGAAATAACCTTACAATACTGCTTTGCAAAGTGTGCTGGATCTTGCATGCACTTGGCATACTCCAACACCTGTTCGTGAGTGAATTGTTGTACGATACCATCACGCTTAACGTTGATGTTACCTAAGTATGTGTCATTCATCTTTGCGGTAATCGCTTATATCAATCACGTTGGGATCTTTCGGCTTCAATTGATCCATTAACATTTTCTGTAAATCAGTAGTAGATCCTACAAACAAGTTGTTGTTGGTCACAGGAGTTGATGGTAGACTCAGAGGACCTTTTGCTCTGATGTCTTTTTTCTTCTTGTGGAGATCAAGAAGGTTGCCAGTAACATCAGCCATTGTCTTCATTGTAGTTGCAAGCACTTCAAACGCACGAGGGTGCTCGGTTGAACGAGCTACTTCCATCATTTCATCCATTGCCTCAGAACCTTTGGCTAAGATATCATGATATGTTTGGCGGGCATATTCGAAATCGTTGTCAACATTGCCGTCTGAATCATTATGCACTATCAAGGGCTCCATAAATTGTTGTAGTGAAGCCGTAGTCACTATCTGCACTAGCTGTAAGAGGATCAGGCACAACATGGATAGAAGTTATTAACAAATCAGAATCTTGCATTCCGTTACCCATTTGGTAAATATCTGTGATAGACTTCTTGATAACCTTAGCAGTAGATGTTGGTCCGTAGAAGTTAATCTTCATCTCAAAATCTAAAGTGTAGATAATTGTGCGGCGTGCTTCCATAGCACCTTCATAATCATCAGTGAATGTTACACTATTTAAGACAACCGGAATGTCTTCCTTTATAGCCTCAATATCGCTAAGAGGCTTAATGGTAATGTTGTAGCTAGGGCTAAAGAATGGTAGAATCTGCTCAACAACTTGTAAAGCATCATCCTGAGACTTAGCATAGATGTTTAACTGAAAGCCAATATTGTATGGAGTTGGGCTATACAACTTAGTTCTGTTGGCAAGCGATGTTCCGACATAGTTAACATTATTAACTTTAGATAGCTGTCTAGTTGAATCGTACGTAATTGAAATAACTTCAAATGACATTCTAGGTAGCTTAACAGCAACCTTAGCATCCGTATCTAGATCTGGATTCTCTAACAAGCGCTCCATATACTTGCGCTTTGGAGCATATGAAAGAGGAACCTTGATAGTGCTATTGCCATCACCATTAGCAAGTGTTCTCATAATGTATATGTTATTGAACAGCCGCCCAAATAGAGCAACACTCTTTCTAATTCTTTGGTGATAAAAATATGTTCCAAACATTAGTTGCCCTCCACAGTGCCAAAAGGATTGCTTTCTGAGAAGTCAATAAAGTTTGTGTTGTCACTGAAATCTTCGTTCTGTGCACCAGGAGCATTTAGCTGCTCGTTTACAGCGGTAACCATGCGACGAACGATATTGCCATCGCTATCTGCTGAAGTAATAACACGAGAAGTGACAAACTCATGGAAATCGCTGTCATCTGAACCCATATGAGCAATTGATATAACATTATCAGAATCGTTATAATCAACAATGTCGCCGGATACAATAACACCAGAGGCCAATGTTTGAGAAGCAGCGTTACCAATTATAAATCCTTTCGCGGATGAATCTTGAAGACTTAGCTTAACAAGATATCCAGTCTTCTCGATAGTATCAACAACTTCAACGTTGGTATCAAAGTCTTCATCGTTGTATTCAAACTTCTCACAACGCAACTTATATGTCGGTAGGTTGCTCAGCTGATAGAACGGTTGCTCATGTTCAACATGCATAATCTCAAACAATGTATTGCTGAGAGTAAGATATATTAAGTCTCCTTCACGAGGACGAACTCCAGTAATCTCATTGTCATGACGTTTTACAGTTTGATCCCAACGGCGTCTAGCAACAACAAATGTTGCTTGATCTCTTAATTCTACACCAAACTTAGTAAAGATATCCCCTTCACCATCAAACCCTTCTGGGTTGTCAATGTACATTTCAATCTTGTAAGCTGAGTTAAAGCGTGATGGAATATCATCTGCAAAGATTGGATCTTTATTAACAACATCACGTGGAAGATAATAAACATCTTGGCCATACATCTTCAAAGACTCTATTACGATATCTTCGTATAGACTCTGCTCCGACTTAACCTTTTGGCTGAAATATAGATTGGTTGCCATTAAACTTTCCTTATTGACCCATCAGGTTGCACATGATAAGCCTCAAAGCTAATGTCAGGGTAATGTTTTTGTAGAGATTTGAACATTGTAATATTGGATAGTGCATCATCAAAAAATCTTACGCGGGCATAATTACCACTTCGAAGATATTTATGGAATAAAAATCTTTTGTTTTTAGCACTAGAATTACCGGAGCCAAAATTGCCCGCGCGTTCAACGTAGACTTTATCAATGTCAATTCCGTGATCTTTAAAAGTTTGTAGAAATTCTTTTTTGTTATCAAAATCTGCCCGAGCGGTCATTATTATAACTTTAGATCCTGCTTTATTAGCGTTCGATATAATCGCTCTAGCTTTATTAACCATCTTTACAATCGGTTTAGATGTTTTTCTAAAAGTAGCAGCATCTTTAAACTGACCGAAATCAAAAGATTCACCTGGTTTTAATTTGTAGGTGTTAAACTCTTGGTTGGTTAGCTGTTTAATTTCTTTTCCATCTTTCATTAATTTTATCATAGCAAATGTGTGGAAAAGAGTATCATCGATATCAAATACCGTTAACCCCTTTCCATTTGCAGCTTCTGTAATGAATGAATAAAAAGACTTCATTGTTAATTATCCTACAAAGAAGTCTATTGGCATTTCATGAGTTAGTCTCATGTTTTCCATAATCTGTTCTAAATCGGCTGTTGCATCTTCGTAGAATTGACGACCATTGAGAGTCACACCACCAGGTAGCTGCATCCCCTCAAACTTCATAAGGTTCATACCCCACTGCTGCTTGATAAGAGCTGTGGTGTAGTCTTTCATAAAGGTGTCACTCCACACAGAGCTATATGTTGTAGGATTGACTTTTGTCATAACTTCTGCTACAATGAAGTCATCCTTCTTAACATCTCCATCAACGAAGTCACCATGAACATAAAGTCTGTTCTGGCGTCTTGAGAAGGTTGTCTGAGGGGTTCCATTTAGCTGCATGTCAAGCAAAGAGATATACTGGTTGATCTGATCGTAGTATGCAAGATCACCAATGTAGCTGTGCATATCTGTGATATCGTTCAACGCAAGCTGATACTTGATATCAAAGAAGTTGCGCGATGCGCCAACACCTGTAGAAATAGGAAACAGCTTAGTAACATAAATGATGTCTGAGCTAAGAGTAATATAACCATTGCTCAAGTCAGAATCGGTGACTTGATGCTTTAGGTATGTGCGCAGAGTGCCTTCTGAGTGATAGTCGTGATACTTTGATAAAGCATCATCAACCTTATCCTCAATCTGATCTGGATCAACGTTAATCTCAATGACTGGTGCACCAAGACGGCGAAGGCAATAATCGATTAGACTCTGTCTAGATGTTGGAATAGCCATTTTTAAATCCTATACTATTTCAAGTATTTATATTATGATCCAGGGCTGTAAACAGTCTTGACTGCAGTACCAGCAGAGTTGTAAATAATAAGAGATGTTGCAGAGCTAAAATCAGCTGATACAATAGACCCCGCTGTAATGCTGGCGCTGATTGTAATATTGGCGCTTCCATTAAATGAAGTAGCTGACCCGGTTACATCACCACTAATAGCAATTGTCCGCGCATTTTGTAAAGTAGTTGCTGATGTAGCGTTACCTGAAAGAGCAGCCGTAATTGTTCCAGCTGTAAAGTTACCACTTGCATCTCGGGCCACAATAGTGGATGGGGTATTTGCATTTGTAGCGTTTGATGTTACTGTAAATGTTGAACCAGTTGATTGGTTAGCTGTGAAAGATGCACTACCTGATAGACCGGTACCAGATACAGCTAATGTTAAGGTTCCATCACCCGGGGTAGAGGAACCTAATAGGTTTGTGCCCAGACTGCTTCCACATGCCGTGATATCAATATATGCCCCGCGGTTAGGCGAGCCTTGTTCAAAAAACCTTATTCTATTCTGATAAACATCAATTACAACTCCATTCCCAGCAATGGTGCTATTAGTAGCAGGCTTTCCAAGATTTACTTGCCCACCTTCATCTCCGCTAGATTGGGTAGATGTAAGCTCTGATCCAGAAACAATCCCCGACGATGTTAAACTTGTTAGGGTTCCTACAGACGTAATATTTGGTTGTGCTGCAGTTGTAACTGTGCCTGAAAGATCAGCCGTAATTGTTCCAGCTGTAAAGTTACCACTTGCATCTCGGGATACTATAGCAGACGCAGTATTTGCGCTTGTAGCTGTCGTAGCAGAGTTTGATACTTTTCCAGCAGTTGAAATAGTTGCTAGCTTTGTGTCAGCTAGGTTTGTGATCCTAGTAACAACGTAGCTACTATCAATGAGAAAAATAGCATCAGCTGAATCAAACCCGCGATTATCTATTTCTGCAACGACAAACGCAGTTGTTGCAATTTTTGTATCATTTGTACCTACAGTAGCAGTTGGAGCTGTTGGCGAGCCGGTTAACGCTGGAGAGGATAGCGGCGCCTTTGTATCGAGTTGTGTTTGTATACTACTAGTAACACCATCAGTATAATTTAATTCAGTTATTGAAGATGTCAACCCCGATAACGTAGTTGCAGTAGTTGCTGATGTTGCGTTACCAGTAAGCGGGCCTGAAAAAGCAACTGCAGTCAGCGTTCCGGCGCCAGTTAATGATGCTACTTCAATGTCACCGCCATACCACTTAAAAGAGAAAGAAGATTCATTGACAGGGACACTCGACCACATTGTTGCAGGGCTGATACCCATAGCGTAATCAACTTGAACACCACTTAGAGCGGGATATAAAAGAAGTTTTGTACCTGCACTTCTTGTAGTATACGAAGGGCCTGCAACACCATTGGTATTAAAGTCAATTCTGTTACCAGTTGCTCCATTTAAATATAATTGCCCGCCGCCTGCTGTAGTACTATTTGCAAGAGTCGAAATGAGCTGACCGGTCATTGTATCGCCGGCTTTTAAGACGTTACTCGAAGCCGCACCTGTTAATGCTGCAGTAATAGTTCCTGCACTAAAGTTACCACTTGCGTCACGAGCTACGATTGCATTGGCAGTATTTGCGTTAGTTGCAGTGGTAGCTGAGTTTGATACTTTACCTGCGGTGGCAATAGTTGCTAGCTTTGTGTCGGCAATTGCAGCAGAAGCATTAACATCAGCATCAACAATTGAACCAGCTGTTATACCAGCACTAATAGTAATATTTGCACCACCATTAAAAGATGTTGCTGACCCTGTCACATCACCGCTGATAGCAATCGTCCTAGCGTTCTGAAGGGTTGTTGCAGTTGTAGCATTACCTGAAAGAGCAGCCGAGATCGTTCCTGCTGAAAAGTTGCCACTAGCGTCCCTTGATACGAGAGTAGATGCTGTGTTTAAATTTGTAGCGTTTGTAGAAGCGGTATCAATTTTAGTACCACCCCTTAATAGTTTGGCTAGGGCAAATGATCTTGATGTTGCCATTTTAATTACCTTCTATCATGACCCTGTGCCGTATAGGGTTTTTACAGCGGACCCAGCGGAGTTGTATATAATTAATTGTTGTGGAGATGAAAGATTTGAACTAGTGATTCCAGTCAATCCAGATGCAGATCCTGTAAAGGATGTTGCTGTAATAGGACCACTAAAAGTGCCACCAGTAGATGCCCTAACAGCATCTGCTATACCAAATAGATCGAATGAAGTTACTTGTAATACATCATTCAGAGAAACAGCTGAATCTAAAGTGATACTTGTTCCATTACTAGCTGTGTAATCGTCACCTGGACGTAAAATAATCCCGTTTAATGATACAATAATATTATTGGGATTATATGATAGGATCGACCCATTTTCATCTGAGTTTAAAAAATTAGTTTGACCACTATCAGCTAAATATTCAAAGGTTGCAAATGATCTAGTAACAGCTGCCTCAATTCTAGTTGTTATTAAATCAGAGTCAATAAAATTTTTAATTACGTTAGAAGAGTTCTTATAAAAGAGCCTACCATCAGCATAGTTTAGAGCAACTTCACCATATTCAATGTCCCCCGTAACCGGCGCTTTACCAATTACAGACGACTTTTTTAATTTAATAGCCGTTGTTGACATGTTAGATCCTTAATAAAGGGTGGACAGTTGATAAAAATCAACTTGGATTATTAATATGTTCCGCCGTCAATGTCAGAGATGGTTACAAAGCCTGATGTTACAGTAAACTGATCTGAGTCAAAATTAGCTACACCTGGATTGGTGTATGTTGCTAGTTCTGCAGAAACTGTTAGTGTATTTGAACCATCGTTGTATGTAAGATCAATACCCTCACCAGCTAAGAAGAAGTTGGTTACAAGATGATCTTCGATTACTTCACGTAGAGCGACACCGTTTAAGAAAACAGCGCTGTCTAGTGAAGCATAACCGATATCTAACGGAACGTTGATGTCCCATCTATTGCTTGCACCATCGTATAGGAAAGTTGGCTTTGTACCAGAGTACAGTGCTCCACCGATAGTTAAACCAGCACCATCAGCAGCAGTAGCGTCAGCAGCAGAATCAGCAAGGACAATATTTTTATCGTTGATTGATACAGTGGTAGAGTTTACGGTTGTAGTTGTACCCTGAACGGTAAGGTTACCACGAATAACTAACTCACCACCAAAACCTCCAGCAGAGTCGCCAACTGGGTTTGGATCGATGTACAGAGTTCCTGTTGTTCTTGAGCTGATAACGTTAGAAGTGATTCTAACATCACCAACTTCAATAGAATTCAAGCCAGCGAGGTTGGAGTCAGTTTCACCAAGATCTAAACGAGTTGTACCAATGTAAATCGGATTAGCAGCAACCGCACCAGACGAAACTGTAAAGTCTGTTGCATCAAAGCTAGCAACACCTTTGTTAGAAGATGTAGCATCTTCTGCAGCGACAGTAATAGATGTTCCAGCGTGTGTTACATCCACACCTTCCCCACCAAGAATAGAAATTCCGTGTGAAGAAATTGTCAATGCGCCTGTGTCGGTGGTAATAGCCTTTAGCACAGTATCCTTTAATTCTACTGCGCCAGATGATACGTTAAAGTCAGCAGTCGCAAACGATGCAATACCTTTGTTGGATGTAGTAGCATCTTCTCCAGAGATAGTAATAGTTTGACCGCTAGCAGTAGTGTCGATACCTTCA